GCTTTAGGTAAGCATACTTTACTAGTTCCACCACCTTTTGTGCCTTTTAAAAAAGGAGGGTCTATTGAAAAAGCCATTAGCACTTACCTTTTTTCTGTTGCTTTGAAGCCCACATATTTGCATAAGCGGATGGATATACATCGAACTTCTTTTTAGCAGCGGCTTTACAACTTGCTGAAAGCTTTAAGTCTAGAGGTGAACCCATATCGTCGATATGTTTATCAATTTCTTTTGATTGCTTTAAGTGCATTTTAGAAGCACCTTTTAATTCTTCAACTATCTCTGCTAGTCTTCCTTTTTTTAATTTTGCCATTATTTCCACATGTTAGTTATATTACTATATTCTTTTTTAGCGTCAAAGCTAGGACACGCTTTACTAGCGAAGTCTCTATGACCGTATATTACAGCTTCTGGATGCGCTATTTTAAAAAACTCTAGCATATCTACCAAAGCTTCTTTTTGCTCTTCAGTTCTTGTATCTTTAGGTTTAAAATTAACCTTATCGATACCACCTACATAAGCAATACCTATAGAGTTTTTGTTCTGACCTCTACAATGAGCACCTTGTGTGTTTAAGGATCTTCCTTCATGCACTGTGCCGTCTAAATAAACTAGGAAATGATATCCAATATCAGACCAACCTCTATCTAAATGCCATCTTCTTACATCTTCTACGGTAGTGTGCCTACCTTCAGGAGTTGCTGTACAATGAACAATTACTTTATTAACGTTTTTCATTAATCATCAATAAAAACAGACATAGCACTTACTACCTTGCCTTGTTTGTCTTTAGTTTTCATTTTTTCTATTTTACGAAAAGCCTCATTTGATTTTTTTGAATCATAACCTGGTTGACTAGTCATTTTATTCCAATCATCTAAAGATTTATTAAATTGGTACTCATCTACTAAAGTAGATTTAACTGTTCCAAGAGGAACATCTTTTGTTTTGTTTACCGCTTGAAGCTCTTTAAAGTCTTTGTCAAAGCTAGGGTCTATTCCGTTTTTCTTACAAGGAGATCCTATGTATTTTTTGTAAAGTCCTGATTCCATAATTATTTTTTAGATTTATTTTTACTACAAAAGCTTTTAGCAGCTGCAACGCTACCAAAACCCCATTTTTTTAAAGCCATAGCTTTCTTTGTTGGTTCTCCTTTAGCGTCTTTCATAGCACCTGCCATACCAGCAAATCTACATGCAAATGAAACTCTACGTTTTCCTGTACCTGAGGTTTGTCTTGATCCTAATTTCTTACCTGTTTCAGATGTATAATCCTTACGCATCTTTCTATTCTGCTTTTCGTAAGCTGCTTCTTTAATTTGAAACGGTGACTGTTTATTCATCTTTTTCTTTTTTAAGATTAACCCACTTGTGAAGCGTGTATCCAATAGTTACTAAAAGTAAAAACACTTTTAAATAATCTTCTATTTGCGTGAAAGTTGTAACTCCTATTGCGCCTACGTTCATAGCGTAAAGTTTGATGTCTGATATACTCATTATTTATTTTTTGGCATTAGTTCTAATATTTTTTCAACTCTGTTTTTTTCGTATTTTAAATCCCGTATTTCTTTTTTAGATAGTCCAAACTTAAGTAATGTTTTTACTTGATCAGGTTTGTTTTCATCTTTAATAGAATCAAACTGTCTTCTAAGTCTAGCTTCTGCACTTACGGTTTTTACTTTAGGCTTTGGAGTTGGTTTAGGTTTTGCAACTGGCGTGGGTTTAGTTTCTTCTTTTATTTCTTCTTTAACTTCAGCTTCTTTTTTAGGTTCAGCTTCTGCATTTTGTAATTCTATTATCTTTTCAACTCTGTTTTGTTCTTTACCTAAAGCTTTTATTTCTTGTTTAGACAAACCTAAATCTAATAGCATATCAACTTGCTCTTTAGTTTTAGTTAACTTCTTCATGTCATCAATTTCTTTAACTTTCTCTTCTTCAGGCGTAAGAACTTTAGCTGCGTCAAAACCTCCGTAATAACCAAGACCTAATTCCCAAGTTGACCATCCAAGACCTAGAGCAACTTTCTGCCAAAGTGCAGACTCTTCATTTACTATACCTCTTACATTATTTATTTTCTTTGCTACTCTATCAAGAGGTACGTTAGTAAGACCAGTCACTACTTGAGCACCTGCTAAATAAGACGGGTTATCTAAGCTAAAACCTTTCTCTTTCATTTCTTTCTTATTCCAGCTAAAGCTTCTAAGACCACCTCTTATTTTGTTAACTTTAGATCCTAGCGGTGGAGAGAAGTTTAATAAGTCAAATACAGCTTCGTCATACTCAGGCCTTTTCTTAGCATGCTGCTTACCTAATTCCATCAAAGTACTTTTAAGAGCCAAAACAGCCGCGCCGCCAATACCTAATCCTTTAAGTTGCGAATCAATCATACCGTTTGCTACTCTAGAAATCTTATCATTTTTCTTAGCATCTTTCTCTTCATCATCTTCACCGAACCCTAAAGCAAACACTGCTTGTTGCAAAGAGTTAAATATTAAATTCTGAATAGCACCGTAGTAAACTATCTTAGATACATTTGTTCTCCAGTCTCCACGACCATTTATAAGATCTTGACCAGCTCTTTTTTGTATACGAGCATATTGCATCGGCGTATTCGCCCAAGCTAATATAACACGACCAGCAGCTGACGCTTGCTGCGCACTAATTCTATTTGGATTACTAGACTGCTGACTTTCTTCTGCTATCTGTCTAAAATCTTCAAAAGCTTGTGCTTCCGCTGCCTTCTGTTCCATACCTTTAGCTACTAAAGCTTTCACTCTGTTTCTGTAAAAAGTAGAACCACCAGTTGCAATAGCAAAACTATCCGCAAATCTAGTCATTACAAAACCTTTACTAAGTAAAAACGCTATAGCTGATTTAACTTTGTTGCCTGAATCTCTAACTGCATCTGCAATTTCAGATTCACTTACATTAATCTTAAGACCGTTTCTACGTTCAACTAAGTAGTCAGAGTTCATAAGAGTCATAAAATCAGACCAGAATTGTTTTTGATTTGCAAAAGCTGCACCTGCTTTCACTATATTATTATCACCCCAGTTTATGAAGTTTACCGCAGAGATGGTCTGTAATAACGCGGAACGTGTGTTAAGGAACATTACAGCACCAACAGAGTTGTTTAACCAATCTAGTATGCCGTCTGTGGCTCTATTGCCTCCTGGTGGTCTGTTACTACCTGACTTCATTCTACGAAGAGAATCTTCCATAGCTTCACGCCATCTAGTTCCGTATGCAGCCTCCATCTTGTTCATGTTATCCTCAGAGAATATAATGTCTACGTTCTCTCTCCACTCTTGCTGGTACTCAGCTCGGTTAACTTTATTAATATCATTTATGATATCACTAGTAATATTACCACCTAGCCAGTCTTTGCCTGGTTTTGGGTAAGGTTTACCTTTTTGTATAACTATTAGCTCGTTAGCAAAGGTCTTTAATTCATCATTGCTTTGTATAAAGTCATTTAATTCTTGAATATCTCTTTTAGACAAGCCTGGAATTTCCATGCCTTGAGCTGTCCAGATAGCCACACGTACTGCGTGAGAATATGTAAACCCTCCAACACCTGTCGGCACGCTTAAGCTTGTAGGTAGAGTTTTTAATTGTGTTTTTAAAGCTTTAAAATCATTTGCTGCAGATATCTTAGCCTGTGTTACAGCTGATTCAGCTCTATCATAAGGATCTAATAAGTTAGCTTTTAGAAATGCCATTTGAGCATCACCTTTCTTGCCTTTACCTAGCATTTTATATAATAACCCTGTAAAATCTTCAGCGGAAGGTGGAATAAAGAAATTAAACCTACCTTTACTAGCGCCAACTGTTTGAGCTCTAGCTGCAGAGTAATTTTTATAAGTTTCAATACCAGATGAATCCTCGATCATATCGTTTACGATAGTATCAAAGGTTTTAGTTTTGCTAAATTTAGCTATTTGTACTTTAGATTTAACATCAATTTGACTTAGTACTTCTTCAACTGCTTTTACATTTTTTACTGCATCATCTGCAAAATAGAAATCATTATAACCTTCGGCTGCTTTACCCATCATCCATCCAGCCTTAGCTTGCGCTGTGCCATCTCCTAAGCCAGTTATATTAGCTAAAGGTATATCTATACCATTTGCTTTCATAAAAGCTCTTATAGGACCTGCTGCCTCTTGAGGTCTTGCGGTAAGTATAAACACGTCTTCAGTTCCTCTAACATCAGATATTTTTTGAGCTACACTAAACAACGGTCCTTTTTTACCTTTAACTACTTTGCTAAATTCAGTAAAATCAAATTTAGCCCCTTCAGCCTCTAAGTTAGCCGCTTGTTGAGCAAATTGAGTTGCGTTAATTTTTTTAGTAGTTCCATCTGGCATATTAACAACGACCATGCTTTTAGACGTAGCCAACGTATCATCAAAATCAAATACTCTAATTTTTTTAATAGGTGGGTCTATTTTTCTAGCATTGTTTAAAGCTTTGTCAGTTTTAGCTAAAGCGTTTATTAATGTTTGGGTAGTTACCGGTTTATCATAAGCTATAGCTTTAGGGACTAAATCATTGTCTAATTCGTTAGCTTTTGATCTAGAAAACTTAGCTTTAGCGTCAACCTTGACACCTGTAGAAGTTATGTTATAAGTTTCGTAAACAGTTTTGCCATTAGATAATACTATATTGCTAGGGTCAATACCTCCGCTTGTTAAACCTACGTTTATATTAAAATATCTAGCCCAAATATTATCAGTTATTTTCCAACCTTCTGGAGTCATAGCTGTATAATTGAAGGGTTTTCCGTTAGGTTTTGTTCCTTTAAGTTTTTTATCATCAGCAAAAGGTAATGCTCCTTGAAAATAATTGTTTTCAATGCCTTTAAAGTCTTTATTTAAAGTACCCGCATACGCTGAATTAAATAAATACTTAGCAACTAGACTAGCTGGCATTGTGTGCTCTTCTACTATACCGCTTGAAACATCTTTAGCATAAAATTTAACAGGAGCGGATGTTCTTACAAAATGCCCCATACCCTGGCTTGTACTGCCTAGTAAAGCTATTATAAAAGAAGCATTGCTTTTATCTTCTTTCATTAACGTTTCAAATACTTTAAAAATGTCCTTTAAGCCGTCTAATTTTTGCTGTTGTTCTTTTTTAAATTCTTTAGTGTTAAATTTTTTAATAAATTTTTCACTAATTTTACCGCTTTGCCCGCCTGTCACATAAGTTTGCCTGTTAACAGCTCGACTTATATTTTCATTGTCTTTTCCAAAAATAGCATCTTGCAATAAAATACCTAACTCTCCTACGCTCCCATCTTGCGTTTTAAAGCCCGAAGTAAAAAAGAAATTTCTTTTAGCAGCACTTGTTCCGGCGTTAGCAAAAGTGCCATTAGTAAAAAATGATTTGCTTATTCTTGGAGCTAGTACGTCTCTAACCCATTCCTGCATCTTTGCAACATCTTCAGGTTTTTTTGCACTTATAACGTCTACTCCTATCGCGTTGGCTATAAATTTCCATTGTTTGTTGTCAGCAGCTAATTCATCTGCAACTTTTTCAAAAGTTTGATTTTCTAAAAATATATTTATCTCACCAACAGCTTTAGTTTTGCTAAACTTCATAGCAGAAGGTCTATCTATTTTTTTAGAGACTTTTTCTGTAGTCTGTCCTTTATCTAAAAACTCTCTCTTTATAGCAACGTCTTCGGTTTGAATAGTCTCCATAGTTGCGTCAAAAGCAAACTCTTCAGCCAATACTTCGGCTAATGCGTCTTTTCTAGTACCCTTAGTAGATCCACCTACTTCACTGCCTAAAAAGTATTTTATAAACTCTGCTTTTACTACTGGCTTTTTCTTAAAAATTGGCTTGCCTACCGCAGTCTTTTCTCTTTTTTGCTTTCCACTACTATCTAGTACAGGCTCTATGAAAGCTTTAAACCTTTTGTTCATTACACCTTGAGGTATAACTTCGAATATAGTTTCAAAATTGTCTCTTAAAAAAGTCTCAAAAGCTGCTCTACTACCCATAACATCTTTAGCCATAGTAGTTTTTAACTCTGTCCTAAAAGCCTTCTGTAAAGCCATCCTAAACTTAGGAGAGTTGATGTCTGGCAGCTTAGTCCCGAACGTCTTAGCGACAGCGTCTCTAACCTTCTGAGTTACCTCGGGTGTTAATTCTATCTTTTTTCTTAAGCTTTCTCTTTCTTTTGTAGGTTCTACAGTTTCTGTTTCAACGCTAGCATCTTCATCTACTACAGATGTAGCTTCTTCGTTTATTTCTTGAGTGAACTGACTTTGTTCATCTTTACCTAGTACTCTATCAGCTATTTCTATGTACCTTTTAAAACCTGTTTTTGTTGAAAAGGAATTATTTAAGTAACCAGATAAAGGGGCTACAGCTTTCCCTTCAGCCTCCTGTTTTTTAACGTAAGCCGGATAACCCATGATGGTTTCCATTATACCTCTTCTACCTGTAAGTATTTCATCTTGTAGTTGATCCTTGAATTCAGAGTATTTAGGTCTATTTCTAAAGTTCTCAGTCAAACCTTTAGCTGTTGGAGTCATTAAATCAACAACATCCATTAAAGCAGCATCGCCTTGAGTCTCGTAAAGCTCGTTAACTGCAGCTGAGTCTTTAGCTGATAAAGAAGTTTTTATATCTTCAGCTACAACATTCTCTCCAGTGGCCATTACTAGTTCAGCTCTTTCAGAGATTTTACCTTTTTTAATATTTTTTTGATAATCTTTTATAAAGTCATAAACATCACGTCCGCTTTCAAATTCAAGCTTCCCATAGCCTTTGCCTCTAAATATGTTTAATATTGGCTTAGCAAGTCTCATAAAAGTCTCCGTAAGATTGTCAGACCATTTTAGCTCACCTTTGCCTATAGCATCAGAAAATGAAGTTAAAAACTCTTCATCTTTAATTATACTAGATTCTCCAGAGTAATTTTTATCAATACGCTTTTGTATTACCGCTTTTTCTTTTTCACTTAATATGCTTTTAAAATCTTCTACTAGTCTAGCCGCTGTTTCAGGATCTGAAAAAGATTGCTTTATTATTTTATGTAAAAGCTCGTGTGACCCAGCGGTTACAGCTCCAACTTCTGCAGCCCGTTGTTTGTTTATAAATATTTTACCGTCAGGATTTATATAAGCATCTACATCCGCGTCTTGCCCTGTAGCGTCTACAAACTCTTTAATAGTATTATAAACTTTTACTTTATCTTCTCCAGCAAACTTCTTAACAGTTTCAACCTCTGCGTCTATAAGCCTTGTATTTGCATTTGCTAACACTCTAGATGCTTCGCTAGATAGTTTTTTATTTTTATTAACCAAAGCGCCTTTAGCAGATCCGTATTGCTGAGCTGTCAACTCACCCATTTTAAACGAATTGTTTAAACCTTCTAGTGTTTTGTTGTTTTTAGATTTTTCATTTAACAAGTCTAAAACCTCAGACTGTTCATTTTTAGTCATTGTGTTAGCTAACTTATTTGTGTTTTCTAATAAGTTTTTTAAAGATGACTCTGTTTCTTGTATTTGAATATCTATAGCTCTTCTAAAGTCTTTGTTTTTATTTTGAGATCTTTGAAGCTGTAAAGATGAAATAGTATTTATATGTTTAGCAGCACTGTTGAAAACTTCAGTTTCCGTTATCAATGCCTTTCCAACAGTAGAAGGGCCAGTCATAAGTCCAGATCCAATAACACCCATTAAATAATTATTAACACCTTCCTTAGAAGTCATAACTTTTAAAGCGTCAACCATAGAGTCACTTAAACTTTTACCAGAACCCAAGCTTTTATTTAAGGTTTCAGTTCCAAGTTGACCAAGTTCAGTTAATCCTTCCTTATTTTGTGTTAAAACCATTGAAACAACAGGTTTCATTATACCTGTTTTACCTATTAAGTTTTTAGCAACACCTTTAAATCCAACGTATTCAAGACCAGCGGCCATACCGCCAAGAATTAACGGAGTGATTACTTCGGTTTCTCCATTGCGTACTAATTTGTTTATAGAATTTATGTTATCACCGTATTTACTTTTTGCTTTCTCAATATTGTAATCAACATACATTGGAGCTGCTATTTGAGGCATTATAGACGCTCCTCTAGTTAAAGCTGCAGGTATAGCTGTGGAGACTATGCCAGAAAAAGCTTCAAAAACACCACCTAATAACTCTCCGCCAGAAGCAAATTTAGTCTCAAGAGGTTTTGTAATATCAAAGTCTTTAACTATAGTTCCAACTTCTAATCTAGCTTTATTTAAAGCTTCTGACTTTTTAAATTGATTTATTATATAGTTCTCAGCAGATCTACCTATTTCTTCCTCACCTTCACCTTTCAAGAAGTCAGGCAAGTTTTCATAGCCAGCCATAAAAGAAGGTATATCTTCACCTGCTAGTTTTCTTTCTTTTAATTTTTTCCAACTACTTGGATCTTCACTGAATAATATTCTTTTATTAGTCTCTGGGTCAACAAACTCAATAAGATTAGGATCTCTTTCAGCTTTTGCCTCTATTAAAAACTCTGGAGTATTACCCAATGCTTTCATAGATTTATCAATTAAATCAACGGCTGTAGCCTTAGAGCTTTCCCAAGCGTTTTCTAAACCAAGTGGAAGATTAACTAAAAAAGATCCAGCAGCTCTTTCGCCAATAGTCATAGGTTTTGGCTCTATTTTTTCTTTTTTTATTTTTTCTATGTAATCAGATACTTGATCTAAATTTTCTACAGACGCAACAAAATTATTATAGTCTTCAGTGTCTTCACCTAAAGCTTCTCCTACTTTACTAAAATCAACTTTAGGCAATCCTTGTATACCATAAGCATCACCTTCTTGAACTTCTACTACTTTTTCTGATAACTTTTCTGCATCTTCTATGTAAGAATCATAAGCTTTGTACAAGTCTTTATTAATAGTATTGTCAGGGGCTAAGTTAAGCTGCTTGTATGCAAGCGTTCTTTCGTCGCTTCCAATTTCGTATTTATCTAATATAGCTTTAGTTTTAACACCATCAACATTATTATCGAAGTCTTGCTGTTCTTTATAGTTTGAAGCTCTTTGATTTATTATATCAAGACTTTGACTAGCTATTGCTTCTTCGTCGAACATCGAATATGATGTTCCACTTCCAGAATCTGAACTCTCGGATGCTTCCGGGGTAGTTGCTGCAGGTGCATCCTCCTCCACAACAACTTTTTCCTTTACTTCTTCAACAGGAGTTTCAATTACTTCTTCAACTTCTTGCTGACCCCATTTATTTTCTATTTTCCACTGTCTAATAAGCTCGGCTTTATTAGGGTTTGAATCTGGAATAGATGCTGTATATTCTTGTAATTCGTTCATTTAATTTAATTTAAGTCGTTATCATCTAAAAATTTCTGAGCCTTTGCTTTTTTAGCTTCCGCTAAATCAAACACTGCTGCATCTTCCTTAACCGTTGGTAATTGGTTAGTTGTAAATTGTTTTAGATAATTATTCATAAAGTATTCTTTGTATTTTGATTCAAATAAAACTTTTTTGTCTTGTTGCAATGGTAAGTCTAGTTCGTAGATCCAACTAGTATCACCAGCGTTAGCGTTCTGAGCCATCTGAGCGTCCTCTTCAACGCTTGTGTCTTTAGATATATAAACGTTCCAAGCTGCGATCACGTCTTGCTCAGAGCTCATTAAACCAGCAACCTCAGCGTTAATAAACGGAGTTACTTTCTTTTCTATTTTTTCTAAGTCATACTTAAGTACATTTCTACCCTTGCCATTACCTAAGTCAATAATTTCATAATCAAACGAACCGTCTGGATTCATCATTACATACTCTTCACTAATTTTAGCTCCGCTAGCTAACTCTCCGTTCTCGCTTATCATTTCTTGAGCGAATAATCCAACTTCAGTTAATAACCTTAGCATGTCTTTATTTATGTCTGGAGTTGACACAACTAAAGAAGTATCTGATTCAAGCAAAGCATTTAAAGCAGCGTTGTTAATAACTAACGGCGTTTCAAAAGCAGGTCCTAAAAAAACTATCTGCTGAGAACCGTCGGGTAATAAATCTAAATAAGCTTGGTATCCATCGGTTTTAGAAAACCCAGGTCTACCATTCATTAAACTATTAGCAGCCGTATATTTGTAATTATTGTTAGGGTCAAAACTAGATTCTTCCGTAACACTAAGCTCCGCTACAAGTGAAGATAAAAAATCTAAAGAAGCTTGTGGAGATTCTTCTAAGTTTTTTATTCCTGTCAATTCTAAAGCACAGTCTTCTGACATGCAGTTATTTGTTTCTATAGCTATTTTTAATTTAGCATATGTTCTACCAGCATTCCTATAAGCGTTGTCTAGCAACTGAAAATTGTAATCGCTTGAGCCAGAAACAAATCTTTCATTATATGCAATAGCGTTACTTTCATTAAATTGCTTTAAATAAAGATTTTGAAATAAGTTTTTGTTTTCCATTTTTGTTTTAAGTTTAAGAAAATAACTTTTGACCAATACTACCTAAGGCGCCGATTGTGCCGGTTAATGCGCTTGTTTGATCTGATGAAGCTTGAGCTGCAGCCGCCCTAGAGGCTCCCAGCAAACTAGCTGTTCTATCTAGTTCTTGCATTTCTCTGTTTTCTCTTTGACCAAATACAAATTGCTTTCCTGCGGCATCTAGTCCTTGCATTCTTTGACCTTCTGATATTTGAATACCTTGTTGGCGTTTAGCTTCTGCTAATTTAGCTTGCTCCATCTGAGCTTCTCCGGCTGCTCTTTTGTCTTCATTAGATTTTTCTTGTTGCTCTATGCTGGCGCTAACTCCTTGCTTAGCCTGTAATGCAGCCTGAGCCAATGCTGTAGCACCTCCAGCTCCACCGCCTGTTGCTCTTATTGTATCTAATGTATTTGCTAAAGCAATGTCTGATTGCTCTACTTTCATTTCAGCCGCTTTTGTAGCCACTGATAAGTTTGCCATAGGATTACTAATTCTATCAGATAAATCTGTAGCTAAGTCAGACAAATTACTTGCCCCAGCATAAGGATTTATAATTGCCTGTCTGCTATTTTCAAGCGAACTTAATTTTCTTTTAAGTCTGCCTGTTTCTCTAGCTGCGGCTGCAGCTCGTTTTTTTGCTGCGCCCCCTCCGATAAGGCCGCCTATTATTGAAGCACCTCCTCCAATAATTGCTGATGTTAATCCTACCATTTTCTTATATTTTTATTTTTCATATTAATATGAAGATTCTTTGTAATTAGTTGAAATAGCAAATAACTCATTGCTATCTGATGTAGAAGTATTAGCTGCTTGCATAGTAACAGTCGCAAAAAATCCTTTAACACCTGATACAGAACTTCCAAAAATAACCTCACCTTGAGCAGAAGGTTCGATGTTTATTAAATCTGCAAAATATTTATCTTCTTTTTGTTTAAATTCATTTTTAAGTAAGCTAGCTTCCATGTCTGCTAATGTAAGAGGCATGCTAAACGGAGCAATAGCTCTTGCTGATGTTGTAGCAACCCCTCTAACAGTAGAGGTCTTAAACTGTGTTACAGACCAATTTGGTGCTCCCTCATAATTTATAGTTTGAAAGTTTTTAATTACTGAAGGGTTTGCATTGAATATGCTTGTAACTGTACTAACGTATTGGTTGTTATAAAAGCTTGCTCTATTTACATTATTACTATAATGCTGATATAGATTACCTGTTTTATTTTCAATTGAAAAGAAGTTGTTTTGAATACTAAACATATTGCTAGGAATATAACTATATCTACTAGTCCATCCGTTAATACTTTCATCAAAGCTAAGAGTGCTTGATGCTCCTGCTTGTGGCTGTAAAGAAAGCGTGTAACACTTGTTGTGAATATCATAGCCGCCTAAAGCTTCTCCTCCGCCTAAAGCTCCTAGTTGATCTCTAAAATAATCAACCATTCCATAGTTAGATATTTCTGTTATTCCGTCTTTAGATAATCTTAATACAGATCCTTGTCTAACGTCTGTAAAATATTTTTGATAACCATATACCGCAAAGCTCTCAGGATTAGTTGAAATACCAAATTCCCCAGCATATGGAGTTATTGCACCAATTACAACATTTGAAGTTGTTTGCATTGATTGCCCTTCCTGTGTGTATATAGCATCTTTATCTATTAAAGCTCTATTTACTTTTCGCTCTTGGAATATAGTAAGATTTGTGTCTTCAGCATATAATTTTTGTATACTGCCTTTAGCAGGATCTACAGTCCTAGTTATATTCGAGCCAGAAGGAAACTGATTAGATTGATTAACACCAGTCCTAGAGTTAAATATTCCAGAGTATATAATAGAATTGCTTAAGGTTTGCTGAGAATTTTCATCAGAAACCAAAAACGCTCGAGGAGATAAGCCTGTTTGAGAATTATTATAGCCTCCTCGTATTCTAGATTCTTCAACATACCAATTTCTAGTAGGAGCATTACTTGCTGCTAATTTTTTTAATATGTAAGTATTGTAATATTTAACTTCTATTCTACCTGCCATGTTATATTATTACTTGTTTTATTCTGTTTTTAAGATTATTATTAAACGCAAGGCCCTACGTTTGGATCAGGGCTTGGTTGATCTGTTGTCATTATACTTGGTGATTTTGGAACCTCTGTAATTGCTGCATCTGGGAATGAAGCAGACCAAAAAGGAAGTTTTGGTGTTTGGGCTGAACCAAATTGAAAACAATTTGTAGCAAGACTTGCGTTATAGCCTGGTAAATCAGGAGAGTTTGCTCCTTGTGGTATACTTACACCACCCGTCCCTCCGGTTATTGTGTGAGACCAAAAAACTTGCACTTCAGCTCCAAAAACAGGGGCGAAATTATTAGGGCCAGTTTGACTAGATCCATTAGTAAAACTTCTAGCCCCAATACCGCTTCCACCCATAGCAAATAATTCATTACCAAGAATTTGCACAGCAAAATTAACAACCGCGCATTTTGTAAAGTCATATGCTTGGAACGTTCCAGCACCACAAGTTGCAGAAGTACCATCGTTTTTTTGACCTGGTCTAACACCGGAATTAATAAGAGTGTTATCAGTTGTAAAAGCATCAAGTTTAAATAATGTTTTTGTATGAGAATCTCTGTCTGGGTTAACAACGGGCCCTTGATTTAAAGAACTACTTTGAATAAAAGATTGATTAGTAGAACCTGATTGAGTTGTTTGTTTTGATCCGTCAACAAATCGTCCTACACTATAATCTGTTCCAGCGGATTGAGCGGGACCGTTTGCATTGTCAATTTCACCAAACAAAACCTGCACAGAATTTTGCGGGTCAAGCCTATATTGTGGTGGAATAGATAAATAAGCCCATATATAAACAGTGTTAGGTGTCCAGTTTTGAATCTGTCCTATAAATCTAGGATAAGGATAAGCTCCTGGGACTGAGAAAAAGCTTCCAAGCGCATTGGTCATAGATGTGTATGATGGAGCACTTGGAGGAGATGCCACAAAGCCTGTGCCTGTAGTGTACGGGGCAAATACAACTTGTGTAGAAAGAAAAATATCTGCATCAACGCTGTAATCAAACACAAGAGGAACACTTAAGCTTGCACCTAAATTATCGGTTAACTGCATAGTTACTTCATAAAAGTAACCTGTAGTATTCCCGTTACCATTTACTGATTTTAATTCAAATCCTAAAGAATTACCTGCTTGAAGCCCTTGGCTAGTCAGATCTAAAATATTGATTGTAGCTGCATTCCCACTGCCGGGTGTGTTATCATATTGAATTATAGCTCCAGTATTTGTCGTAACTCTAATCGATACTACAGACCATCCAAATCCATTGAGAATGGCAAATCTTTCTTGAAGAACATCTAAATCAATTGCGCCATTAAACCCGCTAGGAGAAGTAGCAATTGTATAAATACTTGCATTAGTAGGAGTGGCTTGAACATTTAATGTGGTTGTAGAAGCAACAAAATAAGGATCTGAATTTGTTAACTGTAATTCTATAGTTTGATCTGTTTGAGTTCCATCAGCTTGCGTAAATCTTACCGTTGCTATATATTTGCCGGCATAAGAAACTGCAAATGATTCTTCAATACCTGGCGCATCAGATCCCGCGTAAAAGAATCCTAGTGTTTTTATAAAAAAGCTTCCTGCTTGAGTTCCAGCTTCTAATTCAAATTGCGTGGTTGAACCAGTGGCGTAATTAATAGAATTTAAGTTTGTTGATTGAAAAGCAAAATTAAATACTGATACTAACGTAGCGGTAGTTGTGTTGTCAATTTGACCTTCTATTAGCGGAAAGAAGTCAGGAGTAATTGTTGATCCACTAGGAGTGTTTTCAGGAAAACTTGCTTGTGTAACTGATATTCCGCTTATACCAGTTCCTGTATTTAATATATCGTAATTTAAATCAGATATTAAACCGGTTGTGGTTGCCTCGTAAAATAGCTCTAATTGAGAAATAAAAGGTGAGGTTTCATACACAGCTAGCCCCATGTTATCCGCGTATGGATAATCACCAGTAGGAAATGTATACAAACTTTCTGCAATACCTATCGATTTCTGTGTAGATATTTTAGCTACAAATGGTTTTGTATCAAAATCATAAATAGCATTTCTGTTTATGTTTACAGGTACAAGATCATAAACTGCAGCCTGCCCAGCCGGTGATGTATCTGTTAACACTGGAGGAAAAACATCTTCAATAGTTCCAACCAAGTCAACGCTATCTGCAGACGATAAAGGGTCAAATTGAGTTGTACGATATGAATTTGTTCCAATGGTCGCTTTAGTTGTATTAGTTACTCGTCCAAATAGTCTTATACTACTAGTAAATTGGTTTTGCAGCGGACCTACTTCTGTTAAATTTCTAGGTATTTTATTTATGTTATCAGCAACGAGTGTTGTAAAAGCTGTCTCGCCTTGTTCTAGAGTAGAAGAAACTATAGGATATCCATCTACAATGCCTGGAAGGTACACGTTATAATAATCTTGTTGCTGTTGTTTAACACCTACTTTGTAACTATAAAAACCATCCACGTTTATAGTGTAGGCTCCGTATGTTCTAGGAAGCTCGTTTTGAGTTAAAGGAGTTTCTGGCCTACCTGTAGCAGTATTGTCAAATAAATATTTAGAAGCAACCTCTCCGTCTGTAAGTAATACAACAGACGTAACAGGAGATCCTACACTTGTAACAGACTCTATTTCTACATAGTCCGTAAAAAGCCCAGCAAATGTTTTACCTAATTGAAAAAAGTTTTGATATGTAGTTGCAAAATTTGGAAACAAAGGATCTGCTGAAGTTGTAGAGCCTGTTTGATATTTATAATAATTTTGTGATGTAAAAAGTATTTGAAATTTAATAACAGTTCCTAAATCTGCGCCAATACCAACTAAAGTAACTTCAGGAGAACCTGCATTATCAAGTAAAGTATAGTCTGTAGTTTCAGTTAATTTAATAAATCCATTGCCTGTATTTTTATACACAGCATAGGCATTGGCTGCGCTAACAGCATCACTATACAGCAAACCTTGAAAAATAAAAATTGATTGTGCAGCTGTAGCTGTTATAGACTGTGTAGATAAATCTCTAAAAAATATAGCTGGGATTGCACCTGGAGGATTACCTGGCGGCTTTGGAATAGTATAATAATTACCCACGGCATAAGCGCCTGGGTAACCACTAACGTTATTAGCAAGCGGAGCTTCAGGTATAACATTATTAAACTCTAAAGATAAAGTATCTCCTGTCCACCCTTGAACATCAGAATTAAATCCAACCCCATTGTAATCGCTAAAAACATTAGATCCCGGTTGAGGGTTTCCTGATGAATCTAATAAGTTATCATAATTAGATAATATTATATCTGTTTGACGCCCAAACTTATCAGCTAATACTATGCCTGCTTGATAATTTCTATTTTGCTTCAATGAATGCTGTGGGTACTCTGTAAAAGTTTGTTGAGTTTTATCTACAATTTCTGCATAATAATCTAAACCTTTTTGTCCACTTTTGCCTTCAACAAAATTACCGTACATGATTCTATTACCAGCCGTTTCTTGAGCTATAGCTCTTACTGGAACTTTATCAAAAACTCTAGTTGATTCAGAAGAAGGTAATGTTTTTACAGGTAAAGTAGATTGATAATCATATTGATATATATTAGTGTTATTGAGATTATTTATAAAATCTTGATCTACAGTTATTGATTCTAAAACTTGGTAAGCTAATTTATCAGACTCTTTAAAAATTATATCTATACCTTTTACCTTATAGTCTGCCAGTATATCTAAACTAGGTAGTTCAATATTTAATATTGCGTTGTTTACAGAATTTTGCATAAATTCAACTACGGTAGTTACAAATGCTTGTGTTTCATTATCATTTACAAATTGCCCTTCCTGTTCTGGTATAAATACATCTTGACTAAAAGGAGCAACAATAGAATACTCGTTGTCATCAAACTTAAATCTATAGCTAAATTTTACAAATTTATCTCTTAAATAATCAGGATCTCCATTCCACCCGTTGTAATTAACATCTTTTATTAATCTAACAGAATAGCCATTTATATTTTCATTTCCAATACCAGCGCTACTATCAATAGTAACCGCTTGGTCAGTGCTTTCCATTTTTACATAAGTACCCGTAAGATCGCCTACTGCGCCGTCTCTTGTCCAAAATCTAGCTGAATCTAATAATCCTGCAAAGTTAGATGTGTCACTTATGTAGCCAGCAGGCAAAGCGTCAAAACCAGTAGTGTTGGTTCCAGGATTAGCTGACCAAAAATCTGTAGATTTTAATGGTATTGCCGGGCTAGTGCCACCGCTTATTTGTAACCACTGGGCTGAAGTCATAACAGTAAAACCTACAGGAGCTAATTCTCGAACATCTTTTACGGCATGACGATTGTATAATTTTCCATAAGTAACACCGTTGCCTAAAGAATAATCATAGTAACACCAGCAACCAGTACCAGCTGCGTCGTTAGCAATCCATTGTTGTTGCGTAATAGCTTGATTAATTTCATCTCCGTTTCTATAAACCGAAGTATCTAAATTAATTGAAGTTAAAGTTAAAGGTCCAATTTCTGTTTGCAAAGGATCGCTTGCATCAGACATGGTAGAAGGTTTTATACCTGTATTTGTAGATCTTAAATTTATAAAATCCGGAGCCTTGTAGGGCGCGAATTTAGCAACAGATATTTGATCTTCTGTTTTATAATATTGACTATCAATTAAAGCCGTTGAAACATTTATTTTTCTAGGTTGATTTCTATTGTCACTAAAAAAAAGTAAATCTTCTATTAAGCTAATAGAATTAATTCTACTATTGGTAGAGAAATTTAAAAAGTTTCCACTAACAAGTAAAGTAGAAGTTGTGCTGCCAGCATTATATTGAAGTATCTTTCCAAGCCCAGTATTATCTGTTGTAAAATAATAAGCTAAATTATTAGTATGATCTACATAAACACCCACTACTTCCTCGGTGCTATTAGATTCACTAATCCTTAATTGATTACCTAATATAGCTTCTAATGCTCCAACATCACTATTCTCTGATCTAGAGACTGCTACATTTAAAGCGTCTCTGTATTCGTTGTTTGGAATAAGTCTATCGTCTAAATCTTTATTCATTTTAGACTTGATAAAACTGTTTTTAGCTTCTGCCATTTAATTTTAGTGTTTAATCCATTTAGATTTACCTCTCATAACTTGAACTATTTCATCAAGTTTAATATTTGATAATCTTATTTTAGCATTTCTAAGTTTAGCTCTTCTATCTTTTTGAAGTCTTTGTACTAAATATTCTTGCTGACCAGATCTTGTTGAAATAATTGCATGAAGTATGCTTGCATACAAAGCGTCTTCAGCCATTTTAGGAATTCTTGTATCTAAATCATAAGCAAGTCCATCTGATATATATTCTAACACAATAAGTCTATCAACTAAATTACTAGAAAAAGACATCTTGCCTTCTCTTTCATTTAACGTAAACCATCCATTCATTTGAGCAAGCTGCGGGTCAAGACCATATTGTCTACCCCAGTTCCAGCTACCTTCAAATCCGTAAGCATTTTGAAAATCAATAGCTTCGTCTATATTATTAAGAAGTTGACCGTTTAATAAATTGTCATTTGCTCTAGCCCACCGCTCTTCAGTTATTGATGTACCTTCTATGTTTTCTCCAAAGTTATCCTGAGTAGGAACACCTTGAGCGTCTTGAACAGGATTTTCGTATGGATTTATCGTTAAGTTGTTTGCAGGGTATATAATTCTTTTCACGCCTAAGTTATCTATGTACGAAACTCTAACATAGTTTACATAATCCTGAGGCAATATAACACTTAAGCTGGTAGGTATATTTAATTCTTGTGAATGAACGCTTTTTAATGTATCATAAGAAAATTCCTGTAAAACACGCTTAGCGTGAAATATAACATCTGTTCTTTTTACATTAGGAATTAATTTATCAGCTCCTACGTATGCAACTAAAAAATTGTTAATAGCATTATCTAGTGTTAAGTAGCTATATCCACCATAATTATCTTCAACAGTTGTGCCAAAGGCATCGCCGTTTCCATAGTTACCACCATCTAAAGATTTAAGTTGAACTACAAAGTAAGTTCCAATGGTTGGAACTGGAGCAATAACTATAGTGTTATTTACAAGCGTATATGCTGTTATATATTCTACAAAACTTCCAGGTAAGCCTGTAGCTGATGTAAATAGCTTGAAGTTATTTAAAGCGTAGTTTACATCTGTTGGATCAAAAGAACCAAGTATTAAGTTGGTATTAAAAGTTGCAGGAAAAGAACCTGAAGCACCATCAGCTATAAACTGCTGAGCGCCCTGGTAGTATTGCTGATTTGTTTCGGTTATTAAACCTCCATTAGGGGTTGGCATATTTTATTAGCTTTTTGAATTAATATCAGATTGTTGTATGTCTTGAGAAGCAATTTGTATTATAGTTGGATCCTCAATAATAACTCCTGCATACCTTAGTATTCTTATTATAACATTTGTTTGTTCTACAGGTGCTAATTCAAAATTAACAGAAGTGGCGGGATCCCATACGTAAGTAAAATTAGTAGCTGCCTCAGAAGTAAAATTCCATGTAGGATTTGCTGGCTTCTTTATATATGTAGCTTGTATACTATTACTTATAGTTTGCGGGTATATTATTATTTTATTTTGTTCAAATAAATAAACAGGAAAGTTTTCACTTGGTTTACTTATAGGTGATAAGTTTAATAAAGCAAATTTGTTTCTTTGCGTAGGTTCTACTTCTCTATCACCCTTATACAGCACAGTGCCTAGTTTGTAGAAGTCTTGCGGATATAAAGTTATAACTATGTTGTTAGCAGCTCCTGTAGGTAATGAGCCTGCTGTTAAATTAAAAAATCCTCCGGTTATATTATAGTCAGTGTAAGGCACACCTAAATAAGTAACTTCTACTAAGCTGTCTTCAACCTGACTTTGAGTAATGGTTGTTAGTGGAAATCCTGTTTGGAGATTAACCGTGGAGATTAACTGAGTACCGCTGGCTGTTCCTGAGGACGTAGGTAATGTAAAAAATGCTGGAGCTGTACCAACTACAGCATTGTAAGTGCAAGCACCAATTTCTTTAAAAGCATCAAGCTTTTCTTGTGCCGTTTTACGGCGATCAGCATATTCACTTTCATTTTGTGGCGCACGTAGTTGCTGATATATAGTTTGAAAATAACTGTTTAGTATGTCTAGTTGAACTTGAGTTGCTAATTTATTAAATTCATTAGGCGTTAAATATCCTCTTTGTTCTTTGTTTATTATTAACAAGACTGTTTTATAAACTTGATCTACATTTATGGCCATTATTTTTTAATTTTGTTATAATAAAAGGCCCGAGTTAACGAGCCCTATATTAGTATTACCTGTTTTTATAGTTTTTTATCTATAGACTTATAGATTTCTACTCCTTCGTCTGTTTTTAAGAAAGCCGCAAACGCTGAGTAAGGGTTTTCATCAAAAGGAACGTTCATTAATTTTCTATCGTTTGATCCCCATGTGAATGTTCGTTGATCTGGTGATAGTTTTATAATTCCAACTTCAGCTGCTCTAATAGCAAAATTCCTTAGTTGTACATTTTCATCGTTAGCTAAGCTAATAAATAATGAAGGATTGCTTCTAGCAAACAATAGTAAATCTCTTTTAAGTTCTTTAGAACTCATTTCATTTACTTTAGAGCCTAGTTCAACTCTTAGTATAGCCTCTGCTTGATCTACGTCTATATTTCTAGCTGCATTCATTGCATCTATTTGAAGATCTAATACCTCCAACTGATCAACAGCCTCTTCTTTAGCGCTAAACTCTTCGTATAATTTTCCTTTTAAAGGGTGATACAAAGATAATAGTTTTTGTAGATTTTGTTGTTCTTTTTTTACAGTTAAAGTTCCTTTTAGAAACCTAATATGTCCCATAGTAACCTCTCCTTTTTGTTCGTCTACTAGAGGTGAATCTTGATTAGTAGCATATCTTATTTCTTTTTGTTTTCCAGTTGATTCATCAAAATAAAGTAAAGCATGCTTTCTTGTATGCCTGCCTGGTATTGTCAGTGTTAAAGGGTTTTTGTTGCCTTTTAAATAATAGACTCTATCTTTGATTTCCCACGTTGGTTTTGTAGGTTTTACTGGAGTAGCAACTTGTGTTACCACTTCTTGAGGTGCAACCTCAACTTTTTTTGCTGCAGCTTGTTTAGCCATAATATAATAAAATTAAATAGTTTAAAAATGTGACAATAGCCTTAGTATATACTTAGTAAGGGGCTGATGTCATATAAAGGTAATAATTACCCCCGTCAGTTCAACGAGGGTAAGAATTACATTAATGTTGAATCATTAGACTCCTTTGAAAAGTACAAAGTTGTTAGCAGCTTGAGTTACTAAACATCTTTCAGATAGGAAGTTTACTTCCATAGCATCCAGAGTAGAAGTAAATGCTCCACCTGCAGAACCAGTTAACCAAGACTTCATACGTCTGTCATCACTTTGTGAAGCTCTATAACGCACGTGTAAGAATGGTCGACGGATATTAGTTCCTAAGATCTGATCGTAAACTGTAGAAGTTCCAGCGGGAATTAATACACCTTCAACAGAATTGATACCGTCAATTCCTCCACGAGTAGAAGCATCGTTTAAGTATTTCCAATCAGTCTTATAGAAATCGTAAGATCCTCTACGGAATCCACTAAACCCTAAGTTCAAAGCCATTTCTTCTGAGTTTTCAAATAAACCAAAAGCAGTACCTCCAGCGAATCCACCAGATATTCCAGCTAACATGTCGTCAAAATCAAGAGATGTTTGTCTCTGTAAGAATAACATGTTTTCTTCAATTGCTCCTTGAGTATCTAAATTTTTAAGAATAGCATCAAATTCATCAAGTCCAGCAGCAGCAGTAAATCCTACTTCTACGTTTCCACGAGATTGGATAGCAGCAAATAAACCTTCAGATCCTGGAATAACAGAAGAACCAACTCCTACACCGGGGGCAATTTGATTAAACTCACTTTCAATCATACTCATTTCTAAGTAATCTTCAAAACGTAATCTAGTTTCAGATTCAGCTTTTAAATACCATAGGTATCCAGATGTTCCGTCTTCAGTTGCAACTTCAACCCATCCAATTTGCGCCATATCAGATCCAGATACTACGTATTGGCTTCTTAGAATAATTGGTGAATTAGAAAATTGAGTAAGTTGTGGTTCAACAGAAACTCTAGGTTGAGTTCCAGCAGCTACTGTACCGCCGTTAACCATACTAGTTCCCTTTGAATAAGAAGATCCATATACAAATATTTTTAGTGTTGCATTATTAGCACCAAAAGTAGTTGCAATTACAGCGCCATCAAAAGCGGCTACGGTAAGAGCTCCTGTTGATGGAGTTGCTCCAGCTCCTGAGATAGTTACTAAAGCTTTTGCTTCAACACCTGTTGCAGGGTCAAGAATAACTATAGTATCATTTACAGATATAACATTTGCAATACCTGCTCCAACTGGAATAGTAAGAGTGTTTGTACCAGCAGCACCTGTTGATACATTTGTGTAAGATATGTGTAATCTATTTTGTTCAGACCAAATTACTTGATCAGATGTCATTGGCATTTCAGCGCCAACCATTCTTAAGAATCCAGATAGTGTACGGTTTCCGTAACGCTCTACTTCTTGTTCGTAAATTTCTGGTAGGTATTGTTGAGCAAAAGTGTTTGTATCACCTGCTGCGCCACCGCCGTTAAATTGTAGGTAGTTACTGTTTAAAATCTCTTGCTGTTGCGAAGGGATTAAGCTACCAAATTGAGGAGTTAAACTCATAATTGTTTGTTTTTTTAGTTAAATTTTTTTGTTTTAATTCTTAGTTTTGTAGAATCAGCACCTGAAATTGCTTTAACTTTAAATCCGTTTAAAAACACTTCTCCTTGAGTAGACCTAGCTTTGGTACTACTTAAGTTTTTAGAGTTGTTTACAACTTCTTTTACGGCATCAGCTTTTCCTTGCTCATAGAAATGAGCTGCGATCTTATCTACGTTGTCAGCAGCATACATAGCTTTGTGATAGCCTTTCGTATCTTTAACATTACCATCTGAGTCTAGGAACTTCCCGACAAGGTTGTTAATATTCGATTGGCTCTCTGCAACTTTATCACGATTCTGAATATTATACTTATAGCTTTTTTCACCAACTTTGATATCGAAACCTTCGAAATTGTCGTTAAAATGCTTTTTAGTATTTTCCTTGAATTGTGCGTGTTGTTGCTCAGCTGCTTCCTGCTGCTTATTATATCGGTTGAAAAAGTCTGTAGCTTTTTGTTGGTCTTGAGTAACGCCCGGTCTCAACTTGATCTCGTCGTAATACTTACTCTTCGTCTCTTCCAAATAGCTTTTGGCTTTTGCAACTTCTTCCTTAAACGCAATTTTTTTCTTGCGCATATCTCTTTCTTCGTCAAGGTCTTCATCTACGATAAAATCCTCTAGAAGCATATCAATGTCTTCGCCTTCTAAATAAGGCTTTTCTTTTTTATAATACTCTTTAAGTAACGTAATTTCGTCAACTTGAGAGTAATCGGCGTTAAGCCTAGTATAATCCTCTATTGTCCCACCTGTATCTTCCATAAAAGAAACTAGCTTTTCGATGTTCTCAGGTAAAGCTTTACCAAGAATTCTTTCGTCTTGTATTGCTTTTTCTACTTGAGCTTCAACTTTTTCAGTCTCTGTTACTTCTTTGATTGCAGAAAACCCTTCAACATCCTCGTCGGACTTTTGTACAGGTTCTCCCACCTCTGCGCTATCTCCGGATGGTTTTTCCACAGATACTTCCTTTGTTTCTCCGATTTGAATGGCATCTTCTTCTTGTTTAGGTATTACTACTTTTGTAACATCTGGCGGTAAATCAACCAGAGGTTCTTTAATATTAACTTTAATAGGCTCATCGCTTACTGTTGTTAATTTTTTTGGAGTTTTCTTTTTAATTTTAAACTCACCTTCCTGCTTAACAGGTTCATTTGTTTTTTCTTCTGACATAATAAAATATAATTAAATAATTGTTTACTTTCTACATGAAAGCTTGCATACCCTGATCGGGTTGGTTTTCAAAGTCTATAGGTAAACTGTCGTTTTGCCTTTGACTTATAAGCTCACTTTGCTGTGAAGCTTCCATCTTGCTACGAGTATCTTTACGATCCTCAATAGCATTTTCTTTTTGTTGCATATTCTGAACCTCAAGTTGCTTTAGCTGCATATCAAACTGAAACTTAGTTTGCATCTCTTGAGCTTTTAATTGAGCTGCAATTTCCATACGTTGAATCTCCATTTGATTCTTAGACTGTTCAAACTGAACATTTGCACCCATTATAGCCTCTTGCTTCTGTACTTCAGCCATAGCTGTCTTCTCTGCGGTATCTGCCTGAGATTGACCTTGAGCTGCAATATTAGCTTGTTGATTAGCTTGATCTTGTTTAGCTTTAGCTTTACGCTTTATTTTAAGCATTTGATTTGCTAGCTTGAGATTTTTAATCTGTCTTAAGTCAATAGCATCTTCTAAGTCAATTCCTCCTTGCTGTATTGCAACTTGTATGTTTGCTTCTAGTTGAGCTTGCTCTTCTTCGTCTGGTTCTAATTCTAAAAATATACCAAAATCGTGAAGATTTAAGTTTATAATCTCATCTAAAGTTTTTATATTATATGTAGATATAGAATTTTGTAGAGCACTTCTAGTTAGTGGAAATTCTAATGCGTCAGCTATTTTAAGCGCAACGTTTTCGGCTAGTTTAAGGGTTATGTAAAGACCAGACTGATTAATATGTCTAGTTGCTACATTAGATGCGTTAGCGGCCATCTTTTGAAGCCCTACTAGTGAGTTCTTATCCATAGCTGTACCGTCTCTAGCTTCGTTAAGCCCGGTTACGTCGCGAATCATCTGTAAATAGTATTGATATGTTTGAATCAATGCGTTTATCTTAGCTTGACCGCTTGAGCTGTTGAGTTCTTGAATAGGTACTTTACCTGCATTCATATCACCGTCTTGAGTAAGTGATCGACCAACAATGGAACCTGTTTGGAAATACATGTTTAATGCTTCCGCCGGATTGTAGTTAGTTCCATTACCAAGATCAACTTCTGCAAGCCCGTCCATATCTAAGTAAACACCGTCTGGTACCATACGAGACAAAACTTGTTGCAGCTTTAAATGCGTTAGCTGAATCATATCAGCAAATC